CTGGAGCACTAACGTGGTTGGATTTTCAAATTTCACAATTCCGAAAAAATGATGTCCTGACGCCACGATAATATGTACTTCTTCGATCAAACCAAATCCTCTCCAAATTTAATATGGGCCGTGATATCCACCCTCGTCCTCGACGGACATCTGATCCTCGCTTGGCAGCCAGGTCGTGGGTTCCGAGACATCGCTCAATTGCGCTATTGCCCCGCTGATCGCATCTACCTGATCATCATGAATATTCGGATTCGGGAAAGCTATGCACTCATTCACCAAGACAGAATTCCACCCCGCGCGAATAAGCACCACATTATGATTGAAACAAGCAGCAGAGAAGATGTTGGCTCGCACTTCCTTATTTCCAGTATGCTTCACTCCCTGGAAATCATAGCCAAGTAGTGCGCCCCTGGCGAAGTCGTCTATCACGATCTTGCCGGAAGCACCGGGCTCCTGCTCCATGCAGATGGTGACTTCCGGGCCATCCATATCCGCCGTGCTGGAGATCAGTTTTTTGACCTCGCCGGGCGAGCCCCGTATTCTCTGGATGTCCTCGATATAATAGACACCTTCCAACAGCTTAACTCGGGCCCCAACCGTCCAATCCGGGTCCTTCCCTTTCTTCGGCTCGGTAGCCGCCAGATCCCAGAAGCGTACCGAATGGCCGCCCTGTGGTGAGGTGTCTACGAAACGGAACCAATCGCGCTTGAACTTATTTCCCTCTTTCACGACCTTCCAAATACCGCGCCTGAGTTGAAGCTGTGTAACCGGATCGAGGTTTGCCAGGGCGCGCTCGTAATCGCCCTGATCAATATGTGGGTTGTCATCGAGGAGAGATGAAATGAAGTCCCTACCAGGATCTCGTTTATCTGGTGCATCCGGTTGGAAGCGATCATATACCCAGTTGGCTCCTATGCCATCCGGATTAGTGGTAGACCGCATCAATGTGGGCACTGGAGAGCCTGCTAATTTTCTCTTTCGACTAAAAAGATAGGTATACTCGTATTCTCGCGGAAACTCGGTAAGCTCTTCAAAGCCAATGAACTGATATGCGCTGGACTTGTAGCGATAAACATCATTGGGATTTTCGAGGTATCCAAATGTGAGAGTCGCGCCTGCTGGGAACCGCCACGTGTTTACGCTGCCATGCCATCGGGCGGCGGTCCCATCCAACCATTCATGCGAGCGTGGGATTAGCCCCTCGGGCAAAGTCAAGCTCTGATACGTGGTCCTCAGGATGATGGCCGCGTATCCCTTGAATCCTACCCACTGAAGAGCGGCCATCAGCAGGCCGTCCGATTTGCCCCCTCCAGCCGCGCCGCCGAATAATACTTCAGGCTTCGGTGAGGCTAGGAACTCAAACTGCTTTCTGGTCGGTTTGTGCGGAATGAACGGATTCTGGAATATCGTCTGTTGTATGATCCTCGCGGCTGCTGTTTTCCGGTCCATAATATTCCGTGAGTATGTTATCTATCGAGACATTTACCTTACCTTTTATTTGTATGGGGTTATCCTCATCTCCGCCCAGCTTCAGCCGGTCGCTCTGATGCAGATACTGTTTCCCCAACCAAATCAACATCGTGGGGTTGCCACCATATTTTTTGTCATCATCTGGCAGGGCTACCTTAAGCTGAGCCCGCCTGATTGAGATCTTAATCCCATTCGAGCCGCGATCGATAGCTTCTCGGAGCTGCCTATCTGTTTTTTTCATAGCCGAGAAGTGCCTCGGGGTATAGCCGATCGCGTAGGCTATTTCATACTCAGTGCACCCCAGATTAGCAAGCTTTTCTATGAGAATATAGTCAAGAATCGGTTTAGGTCGAGCCATAAACACCAGCGTGCTCCTTATATCGTAAACGAGCCTAGTAGGATATGGGCGCGGCGGATGTCGAGCCCGGATGTGAGCTAAGATGAGTAAAATTATCGTGAATGCGTCTGGCGTCTCTCAAGACGTCTTTGTGTGGCTGAAGATGGCGAATGATGGACATTACTATATCGAGCGAATGAAGTCCACGGGCGGCGCGTCCGATAAGTTCCCGGTGTCCGCAGAGTTCGCCGCCAAAGTCCAAAAGATGAGCGTCGAAGATGCATGGGTCGCTATGGAGAAGTTTGTGGGGGTAGTCTAAATGCCAAAAATCATAAGAGAAGCCAGTAAGCTTGAGACCGGCGATTACGGCTATTCCGCCGTAATCATGACAGATAAAGCCGACGAGGTACCAGATAGCTATCTCCTGGCCCTCCTAGAATGGGCTAAGAATGTCTGGGACTGGGAAGCCGTTGTTACCATCGCAGAGAACCGGGCGGAGGACCTCGAATACGTCCGGGATCCGGAGTTGGTATGCTACAATCTCGGCAAAGAGGATCTGGTGGGCCTATTTGGCGGCAAATACGGCGGCTCGCCCGGGCCTACCCCCGGCTTTCTGGATGTGAACGGCAAAATAACTGATGAGTGGGCCGATATCCAAGCCTGGTGCTATATCCCAGTAGGCCGATTCTCAGATGAGGTTCTAGCAGAGCTGCGAGGTTGAGGAAAATGGAAACAATGAGAATCGAATACAATAACGGTAAAGTGGTCGAAGTCGATAACGAGGATGAGGCGATTAAGATCCTCGATCAAGAGTTCCCGGACGCTGTGTACGGTGACTGGGAGTACAACGAGCGCGCCCATCAGAGGATGCTTGTCTGGGAGAATGAGGAGATCGCCGGAGAGCCTGGAACCGGCGACGATGGCAGCCACGCGGTGGCCGAGATCGTCAAGGAGGTGATATGTGATGAGCTATAAGATCGAAGTCGTACGAGGATATTCAGCAGTTGATCATCTCGCTCCAATCGGCATCGATGGTTCGTATCCAACGTTGACTGCGGCCCGGAAGGCCCTAAGAGAAGGGCGGGTGAAGCAACATCCAAGAAGCAAAGAAGTCAGATGCGATATTGTCAGGGCCGATGGTAGAAGATTTGAGTGGGAGTGATCGAAGATGCCTAAGCCCCCCGCCCTCATCTCTCTGTGCCTCTGTGGCGTGCCTTGCCGCTATCATGGCAAGACCCACAAAATGGGTCACAGGCTCTACAAAGAGAAGCTAGTCCAGAAACTTAAGGAGGAATATGAGCTGATCCCAGTATGTCCCGAGCAGATGGGCGGCCTCTCCACTCCCCGCCCACCATGTTTCACGACATGGGCCGAAGATGGCCCGGTGGTCGAGGTTCGCGGCCTCCAGAATGGGCAGCGAGTTTTCAAGACAGAAGAATACCAGAAAGGCGCAGACTGGTGCCTGTGGATGGCACAGATATTCGGTGCACAGAAGGCCTTCCTCCTGAAGGAGAGCCCTGCGTGTGACCCTGTGAACGGGGTATTGGGCAGGAAGCTCAGAGAGCACGGGCTTGATGTCCGAGGAGTCTAAGAATCCTCGGCATCTGCTTGAAACTCCTGCACATCCTCTTCTTCCTCGGCCTCGTTTTTAGCACGTCTGGCGACCTGTCTTTTTCCTACTTCCACCAATTCGCAGAAGCTTTTATCGCGCAGACGATCTATTTTCGAGCCGATATACTTCTCCATATCCTGAATATATCGTGCGAATCCGGGATACTGCTCTTGAAGAACTAGATATTGTTCTCCCTTCGAGCCGGGACACATCCAGCAGGCGGTGCGTTTGAATCCCATTTCGTACCCTGCCCACAAAGGCACGTTCGCCTTTTTGAGAATCGCGATAACAGTATCTCGCGAGATGTCGTACCCTGGGCTGTAATATGTATATGCCTGCATCCGCTTGACGCTTGGCTTAGAGGTCTTTGTCTTTTTGGACATCCGGGTCACTTGATCGCCCCGGCTGCCAGTCATCACCACAGTGGCCGCTGGATCGAGGTTCTCTACAATCCAGTCGTTGACCGGCTTATAAACGAACTCCTGCTGACACCAGGGCAGGATTGTGGACGGCCAGGCGGCTTTTTTCACCATCTCGATGAACATGTCGCCTTTTGGCTTGACCAGAACATGTTCAACTCCCAGGTGCATGCACACCTGATAGGTATGCAACGCCATTCCAGGCAGTTCTACACCCGGATCGGAGAAGATGCCGTATATTTTCAGATCTGGGAAGTTCTGCCTTGCCCAGAAAAGGGCAAACGAGCTGTCTATGCCACCGGAAAAGATAACTGCAATATTCTGTTTGTCTGCAAATAGATGTTTGTCCTCTGCCGATATAGTAATAGCCTTGGACGCATCCTCAATGAAATCTATTTTAACATCTTTTCGGCTTGTCCCCGGCTGAAATTTGTCCTGGTGCCGCTTGATGTCCTTGAGGAGCTGGTCCATCTGCACGCCGGCATAGCCGGTCAGGTCCAGGTCTATCTCGCCCTTGATCTCATCCAGGATGTCTTTGATGAGCTTGTCGTCGGGCTCTGACAGCTCGGCTATCTTGTTGTCTGCTATGATATCGGCCCATTCCGCGGCTGGATTAGCATAGTCCTGGTAGTCAACCGGGACTTGCTTGACGCCAAGCTTCTGGGCTGCCAGGAGGCGGCCATGCCCTTTGGTGATGAAGCCTGAGAGCTTGCTGATGACGATGGGGTTGCGCCAGCCCTGGGCTTTGATGATACGGGCCAGGAGTTCTATTTGAGAATCGGGGTGTTTGTTAGGATTGCGAGGATTTGGGATGGCCTCTATAATATCTATAATTTTATCATGAGCACAATATACGGGGATGCTATCCGCTTCGGCTTTAATGAAAATCACCTTTTAAGGATAGAAGGAATGGGCCGGGTGCCAAGCTAGTGTAGGAGGGATAGAAGGTTTCCCGGCCCGAACGCTCTGACACAAGGGGCTAGTGCCCTGTGACAAGGACCCCCCCAGGGCCTTGAATCCCTGAGAGGTCGGCGTAGTTTCCGCCTCGCCAATTGGCGGCTTGCATGGATGGGTAATTATTATTCTTCATTTATATGAATCTGCTTGAATCGCTTGACCTCGTCCTGCTCGGGGTGGGTCAAGTAGGGGAAATGGAAGGCCACAGAGGCATGATGCACACCCCGATCCGCGAGATTGGCTTTGGACATGGCTGCTTCTGAGGCGATGAGCATGAAGCTGGTGCGCTGTCTCGGCTATCCTGTGGCCTCCTAGATGGCTTCACCCCGACCGAGCTTCGGGTAACGGCTCTGTCCGACCACCGGCATGACACCAGCTACACGAGGTTGGTTATCGAAAGTTAGTTTCTCAACTCCTTTCGATTGTGTTCACCATTCGGTGACTATTATAGAATTGGATCGTTATAATTATGGTCTCTCATAGTTGTCGATTGCTGGATACTATCGTAGCCGGGCAGCATGACATCAGCACCCATCAAGAGACCGCATGCATCGCAATAATAATTTCCCGCCGAGTCCATCCTCAACGGCCCGCTGCATTCGTCGCATACTCTACGTATATGGTATTTCAGCTCGCCTTCTTCAAGGCAGTCCCAAAGAGCATTATTGTAGATACTGAAGGTCTCTTTGGCAGTCCTGCCTTGCTTGCACATCCACTTGGGCAGCAGAGGATAGGCCCAATGAGCACGGCTGAAACGCTGCTTTCCCAGGAAGAAGATGCCTGCTTCGTAATCCATCCGAAAACGAGGATAGCCCATCATCGGAGTACGAGCCAAGATAGTCTCCAACCTACCTATCCTGTTCGGCGATCCTACGGCGTCGTAAAAAGTTAGATCGGATAAGGCACTCGACATAGCTTCTTCCCCCTGATTACGTACTTGCTCGCTAGGCGGCCCCTCTTTTCCAGGCGGTTCACTGAGTTGCGGATTTTGTCATCCGTCCACTCGAAGGTCGGCATCTCCCTCCTTGCCACGTCCACCAGGGTATCTATGCAGTGCTCCTCGTCTGCGTGATCTCCTATGAGGGTGGCCACCTGCATATCCACGAAGTCGGTCGAGCTGTTGCGCTTGGGCCGATTTGATAGGATTATGGCCATCAAGTCCACCTGTCCCAGTTCCTGATGAGCGCCGGGAACTTCGGCCCCGTGGTCCAGACCACCTCCCTATGCGCCTTGTCCGCATACCGCAGCCTGCGCACTATGCCGGTGCTCTTGAGCGTCTGCATGTGAAAATGTTGAAGCCCCATCTCCTTTGCCGTCATGGGCTTCCTGGGCAGCTCGCGGATCTTCGAGGCACGCAGGGCGGCGTTCAGGTCGCCTGCGCCTTTTGAGGAACTTCCACCTCGGACCATCTCAGGCACCTCCGTGGCATTCGGCGGGCCGGGCGGTCTGGCGCACTCTCTCCTGCAGCTCGCTCTCCTGGCGCAGGAGGCGGGCCTTCTCGGCTGTTAGGAGACCGAGGACGTGGTCGACGTGCCGGAGATGATCCTGAACTTGGACGAGCTGCTGGGATGCTCGGCAGTGGTCGAGAGCGGCGGTCATGCTTTGCCTCGGATCTTCTGCATGCGCTCGTTCACCATGCCCTCAGTCCAGACATCGCCGGGCACCGAGAGCTTTTCCGCTATCTGGGCGGCGGTATTCGTGTAGCTCAGGCGCTCAATCTTCATGTCGAGAAGAGTCTGGCGGCGCTCTTCATTGGTGAGGGGCTTAGCCTCTTGGGCGGGGGCGGGTTTCGGCGTCTGGTCTTCTGTGGGCTGGGATGGAAGATACCCTGGCTGCACCGCGGGTACGTTTTTCGCCGGTTTCCTGCGGGCTATGATTGCGGCTATGTCGGTGTTGCTGCGGCCTTCTTGATGGAGCTGGATAATCGTGTCCTTCTGCTCGTCCGTGAGGGGCACTTTCTCGGGCCGGACGTTCGGCGGAGCTTGCACCACCATATCGTTGGCTTCGACGATATGGTCTGCTGAATCCGTATCGGCGATCATCTTGTTGACTTCGACGGATTGATCCGGTGCAGCGCTGCGCAGCGCTGCATCATCCCCCGAATTGGGGGATAGATCCCTAGGATTTCCCAGGGATCTCTTGGCATTCGAAATGCGGTGGATGACCGCATACTCTGTCAGCCCGGTGACATCCGCGATTTGGGCCATCGTCAGGCCCTGCCGCCTGAGCTCCAGGACCTGGGCCGTGAGCTTCTGGCTTTCCCGCGCCTTGATGACTGTGAGCTTCACATCATCACTCTCCACGATATCGAGCAGTTGCCCCAGGACCTGCTCGATCCTGGGGATCTTGTGGCGATCTTCCCAGGTAGGGCGGCCATCCGGAGGCCAGATGATCTTTAAGATGCTTTGCTCGGCCATGGCGCGCGGGCCTGTTGCCGGGGCCGGACTGGTGGAGGTGCTCATGCTCGCCCCCTGGGCCTAGCCACCTTGGCTGCGTGGTAGTTGACGCCCTGGCTCTGCTTGGTTTGCTTTGCGGCTTTGCGCTCTGCATGATGCTTCTCATAGAGGCGCTGGCCCCGCTGGCACATCCTACCATCGATTCTCCTGGTGCCGTTGATTGCCCAGCACCGCTCCTGCTTGAGCTGCACTCTTTTGGTGAGCTTCTTCAAGACCTCAAGATTTTCCATCTTACGACCTCCTCCGGACTTCTGCCGATTCCTGCTTCGCCTCGGCTTCAGCTTCCGATTTTGCTTTCTGCTCAGCCTCCCATGCGGCTTCTTCAGCCGCTATCTCTGCTTCCTCCTCTGCGCAACTTGGTCTCATGATAGCCTCGGGGTGCAGGGGTAGCGGAAAACCTGGGCTTTAGCCCTGGGAGGAAGCGTACCCCGCTGTCCACAATCATCTATATATCTCATTAAATCAATCTCCTGATTACGTTCTTGTATGCCGCAAGGCATGACTCGAAATGCATTTGACGGGAGGACTGTTGTAGGGCCGCCTCGACCTTCTGAAATGGCTCGACGGATCTTGCAAATCTGTGTCAACCGGCCTATTGTCGTCCGTTGCAGGTCTGAACCCTGTCGCCACATGGGGAACCAACCCTTTAGCGAAAACTGGAATGACAAGCCCACGGGCTTTAGCCGTGGGTAGTTGACGGCATCCTCGGCGCGGCTCGTATTGCTCTCATCTCTCTATCCGATTCATGCGCCCTGATCCAGCATGTATCGAGGATCGGGCACTCTGGGCAGCTATAGCCAGTGGAAATGCACATACCGCTCATATCTCATGACCTCCTAACCCCGATTAAAAAGCTTCACGACAGCTATGTTAAGCTGCCCTACCTGCTCACACAAGCGGTCGACTCGCGCCTTTTCCTGCGTCAGCTCGAAACGGAGATGATTAATCTCCGTGATGGGGTCTTGCTCGAATTCGCCCTCGGCGCTCATGCTCGTTGCCTCTCAATCGCTTCCTTTACGGACTTCTCCTCCTCGAGCTCGAGTTTAATCTCATCATCCTCCCGCCACTCCCTGTTGAGGATCTTGAGCTGGGCTCGCCTCTCGGCCTTTGTGATAGCGTCCCTGTCGGCGAAGGACCAGGCCCTCATGACCTCCAGCGTCAACCAGAGCGGCGCAGGCTTGCCCTTGACCTTGAGGTCGGGATCAAGCTGGGGCATGTTGTTCTCCTGGATGCCTATGATGAGTGGAGTATCCTTGAAGTACCGGGCCTGAGAATTGGCGTCCTCCCAGGCCTTCAGAAGCATGAAGGTCTCGCGCTCATGGGATACTCGATCCTCCCTGAACTGCCCTGTCTTTGGGTCCAGGACTCTCACCTGGCCCCAGACGAGGTCCTTTGTCCGGCCACTGTCCATGATCTGGGTGCAGAGGCCGCGGCGGTTTGCTTCCTCCGAGGCTGCGAAGGCGTTGGGAGCCTGCTTGCCGGCCACGTTGTAGGAGCGGTCCTGCCTCTGCCGCCAGGTCTCGACGGAGAAGTCGTCCTTGCCCCTTCCCTCCTTTCCTGTAGCAATTGCTCCGCCGCCCCTGGGACGATCCTCCTGTTTTGGGGCGCTGGCGGGCTCCTGGGATTGTCTGAGATCCATGATGATCTCGGCGATCTTTTCGTGAGTTGCCTGGGAGTCACAGATAATGCGGCCCTCTTCCAGCCTCACGATGATATCTCCTGGAGACAGGAGGAAGCGCTTCTTGCCCTGGTCTTCGCCTTCGGAGAATTCCTTTCCATCTGCGATGCACAGCATATCCAGTGCTTTTTTCAGTTCGGATTCTGAGACGGGTACTTTTCCGGCCATTTTCATTCCTCAGATTTCGGTTTACCAGCTCGACCTGTAGAGAAAATCGAGGTCGTTCGATGCTTTCTCAGATGCAATCTGCGCTTTTGTCATCTCGATTTGCCTGGCAACATTGGCCTTTCTGGCCGGTTCCGTCATCCTCCAGATGTAGGCCTCTTTCTCGGCATCAGTTCCCTGAAGCGTCGGCTTGCCGGATTCATCCCTGTCGAGAATTATCTGCACTTTCTGATCGTATAGCAGATCGGCGGATTCGTGCTCTCTGATTCTGGCATCCAGGAATGCCTTTTTCGCTTCATGTTTTGCATTGATCGCTTCAGCGATCTTCTCGTTTC